GTCATTAGCGGAGTGCCTGGGCTAGAGTGGTGCCGGTTGACTTCTGGTAAGCCGAAACGGTGTCAATGATTGTCTTAGCGGTTACGGCCTGAGTGACGTTGACGGTGATACCGGACGAAGTCTTTGAAGTATTTAGCAGGTTACTGCCTCCGACTGGAGAGTTATTCAATCCTGCCATGTAAGCGGCGTAACGCTGTGGTGACGCTGTTGCGCTTGGAATACCATTTCCGGTGCCACTCGCCCCCGAAGTACCTGACAACGCCGCCGAACCTCCAAGCGATAGAACTCCGCCAACTGCTCCAACAACTCCAAGACCTAAACCAATAGGTGCCAGTTTTCCTGCGGCTCCTCCTCCCGCTCCGAGTAGTGCCGCCGCCCCTGCGATAGCCGCGTAAGCCTGAGCGGCTGTTGTAGCAACTTTCCACGCAGTAGTAACGGCACCGATACCCGCAGCAAGCGGGAGCAACCAATCCTTGTTAGCAACTGCCCATTTAGCAACTGCGATTCCGTCCGTAATGATTTGGACGATAGCGTCGCTAATAAGTTCGAGAGCCTTAGTTCCTCCCGGTGAAGCCAACCAAGTAGACAACTTTCCTAGAGCCGGAAGCAACGCCATTCCGACTTTCTCTTGCAAGTCAGCGAAGATTGCCGTCATTCTCATGTACGGGTCGGTGTCCGCTGCGGTCTTGGCTGCGCCTGCGGTTGCAGCTGCTAGATCGTTGATTGCGTCTTTAGAGCCCTTGAGTGACGGCATAAGTTTGATAAGCGCGGTGTCTGAACCGTTGAACGACTTACCCATGGCTAAGGTCACGGCTTCTAGCGACTTGCCTGTTGCAGCCGAAGCGTCCAGCGCAATGGCCATAAGTTTGTTAGCCGAAGTCACGTCTCCGGTTGAACGAATGAGTGTCGCGTAAGCCGGGCGGAGTTGGTCGTCTAGGATACCGAACTGGGTCTGCCACTTAGAGATTGACTTTTCGACCGAAGCAATTTGGTCTTTGTTTGCCCCGGTAGTGTTCTCTAGCTGCTTTGCTAGGATTGCCTGAGCCTTGCTGTCCTCAACGGCTGCCTTGGTTGCGTCGCCAAGTTCACGAGCAATAAACGCAAACGATAGACCGACTCCGATTGAAGCAAACGCCGACTTAGCCGACTTGCTGAAACCAGTGATCTTCTTGTTTAGTTTGCTAAGTTCCGACTGGGAGCCCTGAGTGGCTTTCGTAAGGTTTCTAAACTCGCCAAGGATTTCAACGTTCAAGACTAGCGACATGGCTAACCGTTCCTCTCCTCTAGCACTTCGCAGAACTTTGCATACTCTGCGACTGTTAGTTTCCTATACTGCTCCGGGTTCATTCCTGTTGCGAGACAGAAATAAACCATTCGTTCTATTAGGTCGTTTGACCTTTTGGGTCGGCGATAAAGCCCTCCAGAAACTCGTTGATCTGGTGAACGTTCATCTTGCCGAACGTTTCAATCTTTGAGTCTGGGTTGTTGCGCTTGTCCAGAATCCAGCAAAGTGCCTTAGTCGCTTTGCCAAGTCCTAGACCCTTCTCAAAGACGTCCTCAAACGAGCGACCTGTTAGTAGGTTCAGCTGCTCAATTTCGTCCATAGTCAGAATGTCGACTACTGTAGCCATTTTGTTACTCCTCTGTGCCTGTGGTGGTGTTCTTTGCTATCAGTCTATCTATCTGGGCGTAGTAAGTATTGAACACTTCGCTGCGTGTAATACCTAAAGCCTTAGTGAAAAACGGGTTAGGGCGAATGTGTCGGCTAAACCAACCCCAATGGATTGGATTAGCGTATGGCACTTTGGCGCTGCTTCCAGCCCGAACAGACACGCTATTGAGTGCCTTTGAAACTTTGATACTCTCACGCAATGCGCCTGTGCGAACCGGCACCAAGGTGCGAGCTTCTGCAGCAACTAACTCTCCAGCTGCGGTTCCCGCTGCTTTAATTTCCGAGTCTGGAACTCCGATTGCCTGGAGTGCCTTAATGCTTGCTTTGTAGCCCTTGACCTTGATGCCGGACGCGTTAGACATTTGTTACGCGGTGGTGTCGATTTCTACGCCGTAGTAGATGTGTGACGCAGGGGTGTGGACTGCGTTGTCTACGGTTAGTTCGACTGAGAACTTTGCAGTCTCGTTTGAAGTTAGCGCAAGAGGTGGCAACTGGTCGAATACGACAGTTCCCTTGTAGTGTGGCTGGTCTGCCGACGGTGAAGCGTTGCCGTTAGGTGCAACGGTGAACGCGACCTTGGTTCCGAAGTTAGCCCAGAGAACCTGGTATAGCGAAGTGTCGTCACCTGAGACGATACCCTCTAGGGTTAGTTTCCACTCTCCGCCAACACGAACTTCGCAGAATGTCTGAACGTCGCCAGGTGCGTCACCTAGGGTCAGTTCAACCATGGTTGCGTCGCACGCATAGTCGGTCGTTCCGATCTTGAATAGAATGTTTTGCGCCTTGACGCGAGTTGAAGCGGCCATTTCGACTGCCCTTTCTTAGATTGTGATTTCTAGTTCCAACGGCACGTTTACGGCTAGGTATTCGGCGTTGTTGGTCTGTAGGTTGTATGGTGCGCCTGTTGGCAACATACGTGCATAAGCGGGGAGAGCCTTAACGACTGCTTCTAGGAGTTCGTCCAACTTCTCGGTTGATTGCTTGTTCGTGGCCGTAGCTGCGATTAGAACCAAGTCGACGTTTAGGTAATACTCGTTAGAAAGGTCGGAGACGGCAAGGTATGGCGAACGGGCGTTCATGATGACAATAGGCGGGACGATTCGTTCCGGAACATAGTCCAGAACTTTCAGCCCGGCAACCTCTAGGTCTAGTTTTAGTTCGACCTTTGCCAACGTGATTTCGTTTGTCATACTGCGTAACCCACATAGCGAAGTAGTAGCGGGTAAACGGCGTTCAATGGATCCTTGGCTACACGAACCGGAGACCCGTCGAATGAAGCGAACTGCGCCACGCCGTTAGGCGCTGACCGTCTGTGGAATAACTCTGAGGCAGTAATTAGAACCGCTTGGGTATGTACCTGCGTAGGTACAGTAACGTTACCCTGGTAGTCGTCGACGAGCGAGTGCCCGGCGGTTAGACATGATTGGATAAAGTCCCCAGTTTCGTCGGTTCCGACGTAAGCCTGAAAGTCAGCCAGCGAGATGGTCAGCGCCACGGTGTCCTACTAAGCGGTGATGTCTAGTTTGACGATTGCAGCTGCGAACGGCACGGTGATTGCCGCGTAACCGTAGACCGAGATTGAGTCGGTCAGGGTGGTTACGTCGCCGTCGGTTAGACGAACAGGTGCACCTGGAGCCTCTAGAACGCGTAGTGCGTTGCTGTTAGCAAGGTAAGCAAGTCCGGTGCCTAGTGACGGGTCAACGATTACTGGGAGTCCCCAGATTGAACCGGTTAGGTCGTTGTTTGCGGTGCCCATGGTGTTCGAACCGTCGCGGTTGATGTCCACGATTGGACGGCCAGCCGAGTCAGCAATCTTCATGAAGTACTTGTATGAGTCAGCCGAACAAAGAATAAACTCTGCGTTCAGACCTGAGTTCGACTTGATGTACTTGATTCCGTCGATTAGACCCTCAATGACCGAAGCAGCGGTTCCGCCGTCTAGATCCATAACCTTGCCGGTGAAGTCAAGAGCGGCGATTGCTGCCTTGGCTGCGGTGTTGGTTGCGTTTGAGTAAGCGATTGCAAGTGCCTGGAACGCGGTGTCTAGGTAGTTGACGCTTGAACGCTCAACGGTCTGGCGTGAGAACTGGGTGTAACCGCCGTATGTCTTTACGTTTGCTGACACGCTGTCGATTGAAAGGTTGCCGAATGACAACGCTTCGTTCTCTGGGTCTTGCTCGCCGACTGCAATGGTATTAGCCGAAACAGTTGCATACTCTACGGTCATACCTGACGCAGGTAGTGCAGCTGATGACCAAACGTTCCATGACGGACGGTTAGCAGCGATTAGGTTGTTGATGAAGCCAATGAAGCCTGGAGCAGCATAGGTGTCGGCTGAGGTTGAAGCGGTACGCGCTAGAACCTTTGCGTCCTCGTCGCCAGCGACTAGAGCCTTGGCGAACTCACCCTGTGAGCGGAACTTCGGAGCGGTTGGTGCTACGGTCTGGACGGTCTTTACTGCCTCTAGGTCGCGGCGCAGTTCTGCAACCTCGTCTAGTGCGGTGCGAACGTCTAGTTCAATGTTTTCTGACACTGAGTTATCCTGTTCTTTTTCTTGAGGTGCTTCCGGTTCGTCGACTGATTCGACGTCGTTACGCACTTCGCTAATGGTTGCGCCTGTAAAGGCAGGGAACGCGACTACGGAGACTTCTTTGAGGTCGACCTTAGTGCGAATAACCGTTGAGTTGTTATCTTCCCAACGATCTTCGACCGGGACGAACCCGACCGAAAACTTATTTAGAACTCCGTCACGCATAAGCGTTAGAACTTCTTCGCCTCGTGGAGTAGCTGAGACCTTGGCGGTGATTTCGTAACCGCCGTCTGTGTCGCGTCCCTGAATGATTTTGCCGATTGGTTCCTCGTGAGCGTAGAACAACTTGACGTCGGTGACGTCGCTGATTGCCCCGGCTTCGAAGCGTTCCTTGTACTGTCCGCCAATGTTGGCTTCTTGTCCGTATGGAACGGCCAGTCCGGTGATAGTGCGTTCCTCGGTGTCCGCGATACGGACTTCGAACGAACGTGTTTCAATGTTAGACATCTAGACCTTCCTTAGTTCTAACTTCTTCCGTAGACAACCAACCGCCGTCCACGCCGACCTTGTAGTAACCGTAACGCTCCGCAATGTCTGCCTTGAATAGCGACTCAAAGTCGAACTCTACGCGGGTGCCGCGGGGTAGGCAGTTGCTGAAACCGTCGGTAATCGTGTCGGTGTAAGCCATGAG